CATGCCCTCAATGTCTGCTGGTAGATCACGCTCAGACTGCACAACCTCAACCTTACCACTGTTCATTAGGCGTTTAGCGTCTTTGCTTTTGCTCAATTCTTGATTAAGATCATTGACTGTGGATTTAGGTGTGGTATTATCAACACCATACTCATTTGTACCGAGAACTCCGAGAGCTGGATTCTGATTAAATTGTCCAGTGTTCCGTTTAAGCGGTGTAGGTTTATCAGATGAACCGAGAGTGGTGGAGATAGCAGACTGTTCTGCTTGAACTTTGGAACCCATAGCATTTTGCTGGGAGCTAACAACTTGGTTACGCCCACTCCAAATGAGTTTACCCTTTTTCTGTTTCGCATCATAAGCTGTTATCACATGATAGTAGTCGCCCATATCTTCTAAAGCAGTGATTACTGTTCCAGACGGACTTCCGTATGCCTCAAGTTGCAAAGTACCATTGCCTTCATCATATATTCTGTATGTGCTGCTGAGTAATGAATGCACATATCTATCAGCACTCAACCCAAGTGAAGCTAATTCTGATTTTCGTTGTTCTTTGACATGATTAAACCCAAACCCTCTATGGTCTGCAATATGACGACCAACTTTTAGCCTAATAGGCTTTGATGGGAATCGCATAGCATCGTTCTTGTTTCTAAATTCTGGCAACACCCAAAAATCTATTGAACCATCAGCGGTAATAAAGTCATTTGGCTTGTCACCAGTGCGACCAAATACAGCCTGACTAACCGCCATCTCAGCCCGACCACCATCAAAGCGAACGATCTGCTTATCTCGTGCCACATCTTCGGTTGATCTTGGTGATTGATTGCGTCTTGCTTCTGCACCAAGCGTTAGGCGTGCTTGTGTGTTACGGGCTTCTGTTTCTCCTGCGAGACGTTGGTATAACTCAAACTTATACCCTGCCATACCGTTCTCTTTTGTCGCACTAGCAATATCCCATAAGTAATCCTCATACTCCTCTTGGGTTATCTTGCCAGTCAAAAAGTCTTTGACCTTAGACTCATAAGAAGGCAACCCCATATTAGCCGCTTCATGTTCAAGTTCAATCAATGCCGCTTCACGTTGTTCAGGTGCAATAACAGATGAGCTACCACCTCGCGCAAAGTTTTCCTCTTGCTGAATGGCGTGTTGGATTTCGTGCATTAACGATGATAAATCAAACTTGATATTGTTTGTTCTTGACGATTTATCCAATTCATTTAACTTGCGCTCATACTCTTGCTCTAATTCATCAGTCATCTTTCCTTGCGATTCAATCTGTTCAATTTCTGCATAAAGTTTTTCTTCTTGTGCTGAAACATCTTTATCTGCAAAACTAACATCAGCAATCTTGATATGGTTTCCACTGATATAAGTCCTATTACCTTTTGACACAAAGATATTGTTCAACGCAGGATAAGCATCAAACAAAGCAGGATGATTTAATACTTCGCTTAATTTGTGTGATACCTTGCTATTATCAACAGGCAACACTTTCGCCCCACTATCATCAATCTCCCACTTCCACTGCCCATCCGTTCCTTTCTCCCAGCCTGTTTGCTTCCACACGGTATCAGCATCGACACCATCATTGAGCATTTGTTCAGCAGTAGCACGGTTTTCTAGGTTAGCAGTCTTGGCTTTTTGACCTGCGAATGAGTATTTAACATCGCCCTGTTTAGAAGAAACAGCATCCTTCACATCAAACAATGCGATAGAAGGCTGACCTTCTGGCTCAATAGCCTTAAAACCATCAAATCCATTTTTCTTCAAAAAAGAAATAACGCTTTCATCTTGTAACGCTCTAAAATTCCCATTAGCCGCAGATCTAAACAGCGGAGACTTAACACTCCTTAACAAAGATGAATGATCTAAGTTGTTATAATCAAATATATTTGCGTCATCATTTACTTCAAGAGAAACAACCTCAGCACCATCTTTTCCACCGTAATGTCTATCTGCTGCATATTCTCTGTCAGGCGTAACCCACAACAAACCCTTTTCATTCAATCTCAAAGCAGAATCTTTTGGCTGCCCTCTGTATGCACGACTAAACTTCACCCCATCCTCAGCCCCTCTAAGCTGTGATTGCTCATCAAGGCTAACACCGTACTCGTTCTGACTCATGGGCATTGGGGCATTATCTAATCCTGACTCACGATAGCCAAGATCACCCATGCTAACATCTTTATCGGCTTGCAATTCATAATGGACACGATCATCTAACGCAACATAATTCAATGCCTTTTTCACCAACCCAGTAGCACGCTTGCCCAATGGTTGACCATTTAACGCCTTACCTAATGCGAGTTTTACCTCCTCAGCATTGTAACCATCCGAAATTAACGCCTGAGTAATCTCATGATTCACCGAACCAGTACGGGTAAATTGTTGACCATACTCTTTACCGTCACCACCAATATAACCACTACCCTGCACTGGCACTAACGAAACACCACCACCTTTCGTAGAGTTATTCATTACCTCACTCAACCCAGCACGATAAGCAGGATGAGTGATCCGCTCATCATCAAAACCTTCAGGCATAACCCCTTTGCGAATGTCCATATCTGGCGTTAAGGCTTTTGGCATATTCTCAGGCGTAGGAACGCCCTGCATTTCCTCTGCACCAGCTTCAACTAAGTTAGGGTTTGTTTCCATAATGCGCTGACGATTATCAATATGAAGCAAGCGTTTTAACTCAATATCATTTAGGGCAGATTGTAGCTTTTGATGCAATGCCGTATTACTCACAGGCGTTTCACCCTGTAATTTCAGCAAAGATTGATATTCAGATTCTGCTTTTTGCAACTCAGCATCAACCGCATCAATGTCTTTCTGTCTCTGTATGCGTGCCTCACGTTGGCTGTATGCAAGATCAACCTCATTAAGCCTAGATTGCTCTGCCTGTTTTCGTTGATAAGCCGTATCAGCAGGAATGGTGCGATCATCCGCAAGTCTTTCAGAAACAGGATTAACGACCTGATCTTGCGCCTGAGGTGTAATCTCAATCACAGGAACACCGCTTTCCGCCATTGCCTGTAATTCAGGGTCTTGAGGGAACATTGACTGCATCACTTGATCTTGCATCGCTTGCTGATTGGCGGTTGCCAACTGAGTAGCCTGTGCTAATGCCTGATCAATCTGCGCCTCTTCCTGCTTGCTTTGTTCTTTTGCTTGCGCTTGCTCTGCCTGTAATTGACTTTGATTTGCAGGAGAAGTACCACCTGCCAAGTCTATTCCCTCGTTACCGCCAATGTCGGGACGAAGATCAGGCGCAACCGTAGGCATTGGCCCAATACCCCATAACTGCTTATCAGTCGCCTTTGAGTAATCATATTTTGGTGAAGGAGATGGTTTAGCCGTGATTGCCCCCATACCTGCACCCATAATACCGCCAGCAATTGCCCCTTGAGTTGCCTGTTTTAATACGCCTTGACTTCTCGACTGCTCCTCATTGCCAAACTGCTTAACACCCTCATTTGTTGCGTAAGCACTTGCACCAGATTCAGTAAACTCCTGTGGTGTTTCTGTTAAACCACCACGGAATGCACCTGCAATCCGTCCACCTGTGACATTTCCAGTACCAACATCAGCTTCAAACTTACCTGCCCCAAGCAACTTTCCAGTAACAGCAGAAACCCCAGCACCAATTGGGAACGCAACACCGCCAGCACGATTAGCAACCTCTTCACGTGCTTGTTTTTGAGAATAACCAGCATCTAAGAATTGCTGATAGGTTGGGTCTTTAGACAACACCTCTTCTGGTAACTGCATCACACGATCACGCGCATCCATTGCAGAACTAGAACCCTCGATACCTGCACCAGTAGCAATAGCCGCTTTGGTTGCATTTAAGCCATAACCTGCCGCAGATCGTGCCGCCGCAATGGGTGCAACGAAACTTGGGAGAGATTCGCCAACCATTCCTAACATTTGGGTAGGGTTACGCTTCAAGTGGTCTATGGTGTCGGTAATATCAGCAAGGTTGTTACCGTTTTGCCAATCAGCAAGACTAAAAGCATCACCTTTATCTGGTGCATTAGCAAATTGTTGACTTACCCGATTATATTCATCAGTGTGCAAAGCATCACCAACAGCATTCCCAAACGCATTTAACTTATCGCCAGCGTAGCGAGAGGCGGCAATGATAGGCGAGTCTCTACCTGTATAGTGTTGACCTGTGATCGCTTCACCAGCCACGGTAGCAACATCATTGATGGTAGCAGGTAATCCGACAATTCCACCAATCAGTTTGGGGATACCTTCCGCAACACCTGCCCCGAAGTCTTGAAACCCAAAACCTGCTTTGCTTTCTGTGTTTGTTTCGGCTGTGTTTGTTTCACCAAACAGCTTGGCATTGAAATCGCTTTCAGACATATCCGAGTAGAATGTTTTATGAATGTTTTTCGCCAGAACATCATCTGGCATATCGTTGTACATCGGATATTGTTCACGAAATTGTTTTAATGCTTCGCTCATATTTCACCTTAGCAATAAAAAAGCCCCGCAAGTGCGAGGCTGAAAATTAGGTATAAAAAAAGCCGAGTGTTTAACTCGGCTTGATGGGCGTGATTACCCGTGAATGATTATAGCACAATTTATTTTTGTCTCCAATTAAAAGGATCAGTAGTTGCTTGACTGTTAGCAGGCAACCCAATCCCAACCTCTTTGCGACTAGCACCAGACAAAATAGCATCCTTGTCGGCAAGGTACTTATCTCGTTGTGCTTGCAGTTGAGCAATCTGTTGTTCAATTTTTACTTTACTATCACCATAGGCGGCTTCTGCTGACTTGCGCATGGATGCAATCGACCTATCAAGTCCATTAATCGTTTGATCCAGTGATCGAATCACTTGCGCGTCATTGATTCCGTTATCAGTTGACTTGCCGTTTGATACTATTTCACCAGTGATTGCATTGTATTGATTGCCATAACCTGACTTAATCTCATCACCTGGTTTCATACCATATATATAGCGAGCCAATGCAGGATTTGCTTCAACCTGCTGTTTAACTTGCCCTTGAATGGTGTAAGCCTGTTGAACCTGTTCAATGACTTGCCTTGGTGTTAGTTGAACCACCTCATCCTTTAAGTCACCCGTTCTGTTCTTGGTTGCAGGAACACCTTTTTTTACCGTTCCATCCTTATACTCAATATCAATCAACGGGACAAGTGAGCCATTCATGGGCATAAATCCAGCAGAACCAATTTTGACAATGTTTGGGTCTTCTCTTACGCGAGAAGCGTAAGAAGCCATAAAAGCAGAGTTCATGACATTTCGACCAATCTCTGAGTTAGTTAATGCCGTTAGGCTGTTAAAATTGCTTTCTCGATCTTCCTTAGTTGCCGACTTACCAATGGCATCATTGACCTGAGAAAACTGTTGGGCAAACTGAGTAAACTCATGATCTCGTTTAACGAGACCTCTGCCGTACTCACCTAATGCAATAACGTCTTTTTCGCTACCAATTCCGCTATAAAGGTTATTTAACGCTGATTGAGTAATTCCCTGCTCAAGGTTGATACTTTTGATCCTGTGGTCTAGTGAACTATTTGCAATCTGCGCCCTTGTCGCTTGCATCTGTAATTCATCTTTCTTCCGCCCCCACTGGCGATCTTCTTCCGCTTGTTGCAATGCTACCGCACGCTGATTCATCAAAACACCAGCTTTTTGATCTTGCGTCATATTAGGATCAAGCCCTAATTGCGCTTGAGATAACAACAGACTTTCATTTGCCAACTCATCCTGTTTCTGCTCACGTTCTAGCGCATGATCATTCTGTTTATTGCGCCAGTCGATGCTTTCATTATACCGACGTGTGTTTTCAGCATCTGCCGCTGCCTGACGCTCTTTCGCATCCTGCTGTTGCATGAAGTTATTCATCATGCCAAAACCTTGCGCGAATCCTTGTGCCATACTCATGATGACGACTCCTTAAAATAGACTGCCGAGAATATAGCCTGCCGCCGCCCCAGCCAATGCACCAACGGGACCAGCCGCCATACCAAGTTGCGCACCCATTGCAGCACTTCCCATTCCAGCCATTGCACCAACCATTGCGCCTGTGCCAGCCATTGTGCCTTTCATTTGTGTGCTTGCTTGCTCCTGTTGCGCTTTCATCGTCTTTTCAGATTCATTACGCGCGTTCTCAAGTCCTGAAACCTCACCAAACCCTTGAATCGCTTGATCTGCCTGATTGCGCCCGATACCAATTAACCCAAACCCCATATCATTTCCCCTTATGCGTTAGGTGTTAGCTTCTGACCAGACATTAACGCCATGCTGGTGTCTTTGATGTCGCTGTTCATCTGATTGATTTGTTTTGCCGCATTAGCCGCTGAATCTAATTGCGCCATGCGTAAGCCATACCCTTGCGCTCTTGGGTCTTGTGCCGCACCATAACGAGACAGATTGCGCTGTGTCATGGCTTGCGATGACTGAGGTTGTAATCCTGCTTGCTGATTGATCAATCCCGTCATCTCTGTTTGACGCTGTGCAATCGCTGAATCGCTGACGGCATTATTCAGTTGCGAGAGATAGGGAGAAAATCTGGCTTGATAGTCATTGAATTGTTGACGGGTGATTGCGGCTGAAAGCTCACTGGCTTTTTTCTTGCTGTTCTGGTCAACACCGTATTGCGAGTACATGCCAGATAAGTTTGACGGTTGTGATACAACATTACCGACAACACCTGTTGTTGAATCAAATAACCCCATTAGTTAAACCCTCCGTTATTCGTTGGGAATCGGCTAACACTAAAGCCAGGTGCAGAGCCGCTAAAGCCGTAACCACTGCCACCAGACAATGAAACCGTATTGTTTGATGCGGTATTAGGGATGCTAGTATCAAGACCAACAGGATTAGGTGTCGGTGTCTTAAAGTAGCTATTTACGCCATAACCTGCTGTTGCACCCAACACCTGACCAGTCAATTGCTGATTATCCAAACTCTTTTGAAAGTCACGACCTGTATCACCAATTGCGCTACGAGCGGCAGTATTCGCTAAGTTTCCGAAGCCATTAAATGCCGTCGTGTCCTGACCGCTTCCCATTGCTACCACGTTGCCAATACCTTGCAGATGAGCATTCTTAGCCGCATTCATGCCTTGTGCATAAGCATTGTCTTTCGTGCGCTGAATCGCCCCATTCAATACCATCGACTTGGTTTGATACTGCCCACTGCTAGGGTCAATGCCTTTCGCAAATGACTGTTGGTTAAGCTGAGTCTGCAAACCTAGCGTGCTTTCCCCAGCCTTGTTCATTGCCATCGTTGCCAATCTCTGCTGACTTCCTGCACTACCAAGGTTATCAACCTCGCGCATATACTGGTTTTCCAAAGGCACAAACTGATCTTGGTACATCTTCCACTTGCCAGCCGATACCTCAGCTAATGCGCGTTCTGATGCAGTCTCTGGGACTTCTGTGCTTTTACTGCCACCGCCACCCATATTAAACCTCCATCACATATTTTGCATGAGCGAATCGGTAGCCAAATTGCCCAATTACTCGCTCATAACCCTTGCGAGTTGTGTAAAACTCAACCTGATCTGCCCCAATCGACTGCGCCAAATCTCGAATAGATGCCGCATTCTCTGCAATATTGTCCGTTTTTGAAGGGTCATTAGCGCATGCCATCCACACAATGAGCGATTTAGCATCCGTTGCTGGGTTTCTGCCCTCTTTAAGCACCACAAAACCACCAGAAGCAAGGTAAAAAAATGCTTTTCCATGCACACAATCAGCGTAAACATCTTCAGGCAACCAGTCTGGAACGCCTCGCTCAACATCACGATCATGCAATCGTTCAAGCAATGGACGAACCCACTGCCAATGATGCTTGATGTTATCTGGCTTGATCATATAAACCTCACAGGCTGAACAAACTTATGATGCCTCATTAACACCTCAGCCTTTGTCTGACGTAACGCATCGTCATACTGCTGTTTGTGATACTGAGCCATGTCTGGATTAAACCAACTGCCACCTTGCGTTAGACAAATTCTCATAGAAGCACCATGAATGATTGCCTCCCGATAATCATTATTGAACACGTCGTTAAACCTCACCGCAGTGCCTTTGGGCTTTACCATGCAAGCGGCAGTGAATGTCATTGATTGATCTGGTGCTCTATCAAAAACGAGCTTTGTTCTAAGATCCATATAAGAAGCAGGAACACCAAATGACCCAATCATGACAGAAGACTCTACCAGTTTTCTGTTTCCATCTTTCACCCACAGCGTTTTGAACGGAATTTCAATGGAACTTGAGTCGATGAATAACTCTGCTTCCCATTCTCCGCGATCAAGCTCAATCTCAGCATTAGCAAGAAGACAACCTGTTTTCACCGAAAAATCGACCATTGTGTCTCGCAAATATGCGTAAACTTTTTCCTCAAAAAGACCTGACGCAGTTATACGAATGTCTGGCATTAAGTCATCGAATGTTGTTGCCATTGGTTAGCCTTTAATCGCCTGTTGATATTCTGACTCACTGATCGCAACCATTTCAGACATACGCATTAAAGACTGGTTTGCGATAAACACTCGACCATTTGATGTGTTTTTAACGTACTTAGCGGTCTCTGCAACCGCTGAACCTAAATTAACAGGCTTTGTTGTTTTAGTTTGAGCCGTTTCGTACAAGTCTTTCAACTCTTTAATACTTTGTGTTTTCTCAAAAGACACGCCTAACGATGTCAATGCGTCGATTAAATCTTGTTTCGTCATAGTGATTGCTCCAGTTGGTTTTGTCCATATAGACTTTCAGCAAATCCATATAGACAAAAAGGGGTATCGCTACCCCTGATTGTGAAGTCTTACTTCTTGATCAACACTTCGATTAAAGCGTTTGGTTGCACAACTTTGAAGCCGTACACTTTCAATCCACGATATGCTGTAGCAAACGTGTCTTGTAAACGTAACTGCTCATTGTTTACGAACTGTGAAGCAAAGCTAATTGCGGCTTTAACACCAGCAAATGCATGAACACCTGCCGCATCAGTCGTCAAACAGTTGCTTGAGTAGATTGTTGTTCCATCAATTTCACCAATGCGACCTGTACGAATAACGCCAGTTGTGTCACCAGTGATTGACGCATTCTTCAAATCAGACTTACGCAACATGCCTGCCGCCCAAGCTGGAATGACCACGAAACGATCACCGACAATATTCAACTCATCGAACTTGACGTTAGTATCAACGATCAAATCCATAACTGAATCTTTTGTGATAACTAAAGCAGTGTCAGCAGTTCCATTGTTCATTTGATGAGGTGTTTGCGCATAAACTGACGCAAAAACATCTTTCTCTACTTCAATCGCCATATTCTTAGCTGCAACCGCAGTAGCACGAGAAATAAAGTTCTTGATGTCGCGTTGCTTCTCGAAGATGTCATCGTCTTTGAAAGCATAATGTTTAGCGCGATCAATCACCAACTCGGTAGCAGACTCACCCAAATTACCATAAGAGATAGTGCCAGTGTAGTCTGAAACAGATACTTCTGGATCATGACGGATGATAACTTTAGACCCTTGACCGCTAATCTCACCCTGATAGTCGGTGTTTGAGATCATCTCAAGAATCGTGTTCTCTTTGAAACGCGCTAATAATTTCTTGCTAAAAACACTTGAAACGTAATTAGACTGTGGGGCTACTGGAAATGGTGCTGCCATGGGATTCTCCTTAAATTAACCAGTCCTAAATCACGCGCCCTTCCGCAAAAGCCATATCAATGTCTGCCTCGTGCTTCAAAAACTCAGGCATAGACATCGCATTAATTTCAGCTTGCGAATAGGTACGCTTTGCATTTGGTGAAGTCTGAGAACGAGTATTTGGGGTTGCCATTTCACGCGCTTTGTCTAGCTTTGTTTGCTGTGCTTGTTGTGTCTGCTGAACCGTTTGCGACTTGTAAGCATTGAGCAGGTCAATGACTTCTTGTGCTGTGCCGTTTTGCATAACCTGTTGTAATCTTTGGTGCTGATTACCAAGCCAACCACCAAAAGAAGAGGAATTAGCCAAAGAAACAGCGTCAGGATGCACCGCAAGGATTGCGTTAATATGCGCCTGTTGTGCCGCTTGCTGATCTAACTCTTGCTTGACCTGTGAGGATTGTTGAGTTTGCTGATGCACTTGCTGACGTAACTCGTTTAATTCAACCATCATTGGCTTTAAGAACTCGTATTGATCAGATAATGCTTCAATGCTTTTCACACGCTCTTGCGATTGTGCGCTAAACTCTTTTTCACGATAGTCTGCTAACTGCTTGTTCACGTCTGCCAGTTGATTACGCAACATTACGTTCTCTTGACCAAGCTCAGTGATTTTGCGCTGTGAATCTGATAACCGCTTGTTTAGCGTTTCCAATTCGTCATTCTTAGCTTCTGTTTGAGCAGGTGCGATCTCTTGGTTGACTTGCGAATCCGCTTGCGCTCCATCTGTAGCCTGTGCAACTTGATCAGAGTTTTCAGTACCAACATCAGTAACCGCATCGGGGCTTTGTTCACCGTTCATCATTTTGCTCATTAACTCGTCTGCTTCCGCATCGAGTTGTGCAACAGCTTTTGCTGTATCTTCCATGAAATACTCCTTAGTATCGCGGGGCATGGTCTGCCGAATCGCTAAAAATCGGGGGCTATTGCGTCATTTGCCGAGTCCGAAAACAACAAAACCAGCGGTTAGGCTGGCTTATTGGGGTAAATTTTACACATAAAAAAAGCCCAACTTTCGTTGAGCTTGATTTTTGGACGCACTGTTCCGAGAATTATTATAGCATTTTTTATTTTCATATCAAATAGTGTTGTGAAAAATATGCTTATTTAGGAGCAAAAACCCACCGTGGGGTGGGTTGTAATTGAGCTAAAACAGTTATCAGATAGCAATGCAAGCTCCAAGCCACGCACATGACCAAGAGACCTCACCGCCTCACGGCGTTTCTCTGATTTTAGCAGGGAATAGGGGTGTGGTCAACAGGGATTCGGGTGGTGTAGAACCCGCTCAACATCTTCCCTAAGACTGAGCAAGTGATCAATGATGAACACCTGCCCTTGAATCTCCCGAATTTGCATCGAGTCTTTCTCTTTAGCGAGTCGCTCAAGCAACCATTGGCGGTTGTCCGCTAGGTGCGCCTTGAACGCCTCCTCCCATAACGGGTTGCTGGTTAGATGCAATAACTGCCTGCTGTGCTTGTTGTTGAGCTTCAAGTTCTTTCTCCGTGTAAATGAGTTTGTCGGCTGGTAAATCCATGGCATTCGCCACCTGATTGAGAAGCTCATAGCCGTCAATCATTGGCGAGAAGGCAGGATTTGCCATCATTTGAGTAAATTGCAGTACGCGCTCAGACTTAATCTCCTTGCTCATTAAGCCAGAAGACCCTTGAGCAAGCATCACGCTGTCTCCTTTGATCGTATCGTCATCATTCCAACGCATATTCCAGTCATAAAAACTGGCGATCATTGGCTCAATCAAGTAATCGTCGATATTTTTGATGACCGATTTAATGCTAACCGTTGCCGCCCCCATGAGCATACTCATTCCTGACGCTGTTCTTGTCATGCCGTCTTGAACTTGCCCATGTGAATAACTTGGCAGACTGGTCTCTTCATCAGCAAACTTGCGGAAAATGTCGATGATGGTCATCATTGCCTGTGAGTTGTTCGGGATATTGTGGAATCTTAACAGGGGTTGCGAGGCATCACCGCCACTTCTCGCCCAGATTTTGAAGGGTGAGATTCTACTCACGTCAGAACCAGGTGCAACCAAGTCAGTATTCACCTCCACCTGAGCACCAGCCGATAACGCGCTGTTGTCAATCATCATACGAGTCGCGGCATTGATGACTTTCTGACTGCTACTCATCATGGCAGGAACACCAACCCCCCAAAAGCTGTGCAATCCACGCTCATAAGGCACAACCTGATAAGGGATACGGTTAGGCTCAAGCGGATTGAGCATTGCCTTGATGACACGACCAGCACAAAGCCATACATTGGCTTGATATTCAGCCATGTCATCTTCAACCTCTAAGCCCGCGCTGAGTAAATCATAACCTGATACCGTACCCCAATACTCAAGCACTTCAAAACGGTTTTGTGTACCAAAGGTGTTAATACCAGCGATAACGCGACGCTGAGTCTCGTGCATTTCCTCAACGTAGTTACCGCCACGATTCTGACTGATGATCTCATTGATGAGGTCAGCATTAAATCCCTTAAAACTGCCCAACTTCTTTAGCTCTGTCTGCGTCATCATGTGGCGGTCAAACAATCCCGTTGAGTCTTCTATGCTGGTAGCGAAAGGGTCAGGATAGATGTCAAACACCGAACGATATTGAACACGTGGAACGACCTCCTCCGTATCTTTCATTTGCCAAGTACCGCCTTCGTTATCCCATTTCTTATCCATCTTAACATCTACCGTCGCACCCTTGATGCAACCGTCCCCGAAGATGATCATTTCCATCAAAGCACGTTTCAATTCCCTATCAGCGTGCGATTCTTTAAGCTGATCATGGATAACATCACCCATGCGCTTTGCCGCTTCTGCTGAATCATTCCGCGCTTCAAGCTCAATTTCCTCAATGCGCTCAAGTATCAAGTCGTTGATGTCTTTATCGCCAAGGGCGTTCGGGTCGATCATGCCAGCGTTAAGCAGTTCCATGACCTCAAGTTTTGCCTGCTTCCTTGCGCCTTTGAACTTTGGCGTGTTGGGGTTTGGTGAAGGCTCACAAGACCAGTAGCGTTGCCCAGGTTGAAACAACAGTTCAGTGACGCGAGAATAGGCGGCAGTCACTTTCATTCTGGTAAGCCCGACAAAGATTTTGCTAAACCCTGATCGTTGCGGGTCATTGATGATTGCCCATTCTTCGGGCGCATACTGACCATTAAACGCACGTAGATTGTCCAACCATTCCATTTCCTTTTGTTGTCTTGCCTGTTTCCATGCCTCAAAACGACCTCTAAGCATAGACCCAAGGCTGTCAACGGTGAAATTCTGCGATTGTTGTTCTATCATCTGTTCCATTGTTGTTAATCCTTTATGTGAAAATATCAATACCCAGCACTTGTTGTCTTAATTTGTTGAACAAAACTGCCAATAGTTCCGCGTGGCATACGACGTAACATCTCAAGCGCAATCGCATAAGACATCACCCTGTCATCTTTCGCACCTTCTTGGGCGTTTGTTGAGCCGTTATCCTCGATGATATAGGTGCGCATCTCGTCGATATGTTCTTTGCTTGCCAGTCCTGAGTCACCATCACGGAGCAGGGCGGCAAGGTTGTCGATGATCAAAGGCTTTGACTTGCTGGTAGTTAGCCAACCGAAACGCTTTGTTGTGTCACCTTCTGCTCTGCTTTCAATTGCTTCTTGCGCGTACATATTCTGATAGCCAAGGTCACGGAGTTTCGTTAGTGTTGTTAAGCCGTGGTTGTTGCGCTCAACACCGACAAACGCCCGATGGTACATCTTGCCCAGCTTGGCAATGATCTCACCTAACTTGTCTGGTGCAGTGTGACCATGCCAGTTTGCGACCTGATTGCCTTTCTCGTCGATGATGTCCACGCTTGAGAAGTCCCCATTGATCAATCCCTCAGCAACGTCAGCACCGATTGCATAACGCATACCTGCTTTAGGCATCTGCCAGATTCTCAACGCACCATCATCACGCGACACAAAGCCGTTGGTATCAATATCACCTCTTTTCTCGTAGTTATAGCAATTCAATTCAGCCTCATCAAGCCACTTACGATGAAAGGCACCACGACCAGCCAACGAATAAGCACCTTCCCATATCCAATCGTAAACATCAGCATCATAGAGTTCTTTCTGGCGAATCCTCTGCTTTTCTAGTTCCATTGGCAACCAAGGGTTGTCTGAATAATTGAGCGGAACAATAGCGGCATCATCTGGTGGTATTTGCCTGAAACGCATATCCGTTGGCGAGTTAATGCGTCTAGGATTCCATATCACCCATATCTCAGACTTAGGCGCACGAATGGTCGGCTCAAGTAACTGCCAACCCTCCTCACTAATGTCCTCAGCTTCTTCCAAGATACAAAGGTCAATCTGGCTTAAAGACTTAACGGATTGGGGATTGTTGCGAATCCCCTTAAAAATAAACTCCGTGCCGTTCTTGCCTTTGATGAAGTTCACCCCGACTTCATAACTCGCCTCTAACCAGGGTACGCTGGCTATAGCGTTCTTGATCTCAGCATAGAATGATTCTGGTATCGAGTTTTGGAACTCACGAACGCACAACACGCGCAACTTCTCACGATAACCCCATAATGCCGCCATCTTGGCAAAGGTAAAAGACTTAGCAGACCCACGACCACCATATGCACCACGATAACGAACCTCGCCACGCTTTGGGCGAAAGACTGGAATCAGCTTAGGTGGGATTTCAATCTGAACTTTCATTCTGGTGCTACAATCTCGATGATTGTTGGGAGTTGTTGACCATTGTTTTGCTGTGCGTTGGTATTGTTGATCACCATGTCTGGTGTGGTTTTGAACATTGGCTCAAACACATTCTTGAACCCTACCGTCAGTTCTTTTAACTCATAACCATCATCAACTTTATCTGAAAATACATCTATCTTTTCGAGCAGTTTCATACCAACACGCATGGCTTCTTGTCTTTGATCAGCGAGTTTTTCCACAAGCTGTGGAATTTTTGTGGAATTTGTGGAATTGACCACATCATTCACTTTCTCACGAGCGTTAATCACTGCATCAACAGCATCGTTTAGCTGAACCGCACCAGCTTTAACCCACCCCTCACGCTTCGCCCGCTTGTCAATTGTTGTGTGATCTATGCTATAGTCCTGAGCAATATCTCGAAGCGTTTCATTAGCGCACCATCTCGCCCTAATGTCTTCCCAATCTTCTGCTTTTAGTCTTGCCATAATGTAACAAACACTTTTTTTATTTCTGAATTAAGATGAAGATCAGTTTCATCCTTGATTTTTAATTTGACATCGTTAAAGCCTAAGGCATCAGCAATGCCGTCACGCCCCGCCTTAAACATGCCAATAAGATTGTCATCGTCAATGACTCTACAGCCATCCGTGAAAAAATCTAGCTTCATGAAAATAGTCTTTTGATGATCAAATGGACTTTCTTTAACCTGTTCAAGCACAGCATGTTTGCACATTGAGCGATATTGACGTGTGTATTTCTGTTTTACTTTTTGCGATACTCTCGCATTTTGTGAAAGAACGCTGAGAGGATATGGCAGGTTAATCATTATTTTTTTAGTCACTGCAACCTCGCTAACGCTTTAAGCCCCTGGTGGTGTTTCTCGAACACTCTGCCTAGGATTTCTGTGAAAAAATAATCGTACTTGTAGGCTTGAGATACCACTTTAACGAAAGTGATTAGTGATTCGAGATTGCGTTGATGTTCTGTGCTTCCAAATGTTTTCTCCACCTCGTCCTTGCTCATGAGTTCGAGAATGGCACAGTTCATGTCATCTTGACTTCCTATGCCGTAGAAGTAGGCTACGATGTCCCGTGATTGTTTGTCATGAATGGACATAATGAGTTCTATTGGCGTATCCTCTGCAACCAGATTCGTTCCCCTGGGGGTATCATCCCATCGTTGGGATTTTATGCCTGATTTTTCTAAACACATCATTACACCACCTCGACCTTAACCAAACAGCTTCCGCCTTTCACGATTTTTGGCATTGACTTATCCCATCGATGCGCCCAAATCTGCCTGCAATCTTCGACCAAGCTATCATCCGTCCAGAAGTTACATTCTGTGAGCGCGTCTAATACGATCTTGTGCAGGTTATGAACATCGCGTTTACGCTTATCAGGTGCTTGCAGAATGAGCGTTACTGTAACAGGCTTATCAATGCCCTCGTCTGTGAGTTTTAACGCTTCTAATGCCTTTTTAGCGTGATGATGCCAAATCTTAGCCTTAGCGGTTAGGTAGGTGCGTTTCTGCCCATTGCGCCAGATATGGTTTTGACTTGACGGGTAAGGCAGGTTGAAGCTGTAAGTTTTCACAATAACTCCCTATCATGTTTCACTCTGTGAATATCATCAGCCCATTTATTGGCTACCGATGCCGCACTTGCCAGCTCTCTACCATGCCTGATCATTTTCTCGTTTTTGCCGTCATCAAAGGCAATCATCTTTTGAGCAACTTCTAGCATTTGGCGAGATAAAACTTGCAATTCAATTACTAATTTTTCACTCATCCCAGTTCTCCAGTAGATCATCGTTGTTTGTGTTAAGGTCGTCCAACCAGTCTTCCATTTCCATGATTACCACCACCAATAACTTAGCGTTGCGATTACCAGTAAGCCGATTAGAACGTCCATGACTTATCCTCCTTGATCAGCGTTTTCATCATGTCCGTGGTTCTCGTTTTAATCGGCTCAGGCAGGCTTTTCAGCTCTGCCCATACGTTTTCCTTACTCATACGCTGTTCGTTGATTCTACGCGCATACAAATGCGCTAGAACGTGATGCGCCATTGTGTTGGTTGTGTCGTTTATCTTCATGCGGCTAACCTTGCTTGCGCTTCTAGCTGATCAAGTGAGACGATCTCGCCATTGATCTCACACATGACTTTCCCGTTTTGCTCAAAAGTTCGTTGAGCGGTAATGCGGCTATTTTTAGGCTTGTCAAGCATCGCTTTAAGGGCTTGCAGGGCTTGCAGTGCATGGTTTCTCGAATCTTGATCATCGCTTTTTTCTGCGGTGTTGTGAGCAATGGCGATCACTTCGGATACTGACACTGGCTTAGGCAGG